TATAAACACCAAAGCTGAACAAATAGGATTTTTCTTCCTACCTGTTCAGCTCTTTGTTTACCTGTAAATCAATTCATTTAACACAATCTCTTCTGCCATATTACGAATACCATTTACCGCTCTGACCCATTATTGCAAAATTTCTTGTCTAAGTCATCAATTTACTGGCTACACTTTGACTTTGATTGTACTATTCTAAAATCTAGTCAACAAATTTCAAGCATGTATTGACTTATATAACACTTCTTCAAATTCTAGTCACCTACTTTACCCAACATGCGTTGACTTATATAGCATTTTTTCAATTTCTAGTTATCCACTCACCTTGCATTCGTTGACTCATATAGCAATTCTTCACTTTCCAGTCATCGAATCATCCAACTATTGTCCTAGTTTGGACAATAAAACACATGTCTCCACATGCACACTTTGTTAAGTGTTCTGTTTTTAAATCCTTGTACAGCTTTGTACATTCTCAAATAGCCTATAAAATCAAGTATTTTTTAATAGTTCAGACTTTACCGCCTTGTGCATCCTTGTGTTGTATATCTGCAATGGTGGCAAGTCGGTGGCAATGCCACCACTGAATCACTCATTTTGCTCATCTTGTTTCTGATCTGCAAGTAATATATTCAATTCTTCTTTAGTAACCTTTAAGAAGCTAATTATATTTACATCATTCTGAAATTTACTGTTAGTCAAAATTCTATGTAAGGTATATTTCATCCACAAATAATCAATCTCCTTAAACGTATTCCAATCTGTATCATTTGGATGTTCATTTATTTGCAAATGTACTCTATTTCTCAATCTTTTTAATCTTTTGATATACGGAAACCCTTTATGCTGTATATCTATTAAATTTTTTGATTCAATCTTTTTTATCATCGAATCCAAATTCATCTCATCATCTTTTGGATCTATTTTTTTATATATTTGATTTTCAATTCTAAAACTATCACCTTGACTTTGATATGTATTAGTTTTTACCGTCTGAACTAACTCCCACTCTTTTTGTCTCCAATTCCCTGTAGATTTTAATAAATGATAAAATATTCCCTCAATAATAGATACACCCGTAATGATATAATTTTTATATAACATAGTAGTAATGATACTATGTAAATTTAATTCCTGTAACTGTAATTCTATATATTGTATGTACTGCAAACTATATACAATATTCTTTTTTAACTCTCGGGGCATATTGCACAAACTCCCTTGACTTACAAATGTTTCAAATTGAGATACAGAAATCGGTTTCCATCTATCAGCATTTATTATATTATTTTCTCTTATTAACGTTCCAAATGCCGTCAATCCTTCTGTGTTTTTTCTTGGATATTCCATTTTCTCATTCCTCATTTAATATAGTTTGCCCTGATCATATTCCGGTTCTTTCTGTGCTTTCCCGGTCTTGATACAATTTTCTATTTCCCGAATTATTTCCTGATCATTCTTTTCATGTCCGATATAAAAGAAATAATTCACACCAAAATACTTTTCATACTCATTCAACGCTTGCTGCACTTCCACGTGATCACACCGCCCTATCTTTGAAGAAATTAGCCCAGTATGGATTTTCTTCATCAAATATTTTTTTCTGTTCGTCAATCAGTTCATGTGGGTAATCTCTGAACATATTGAAAATATGTTTTTTGTCAAAACTAAATAACCACTCACCAACTTTTTCATGATCGTCTACCCACCATATTTTATCATCAGGGTTATTTTTGTACCACTCATAATTTTTTAACTGTTTCACATATTCACCGCCCTTGATTATTTGTATTTTATCATGCTCACATACACCTGACAACTCATATAACGGTTATATAGGTAAAAAAAAAGCAAAGGTGCAGAATTGTATACCTTTGCTTTTTTAGATAGTATATGATTGTTATTATCTTCTCCCTTCCTTATCAAAAATCTTACCAAGTTCTTCATCCATTGCCGGGGCAAGTTCACCCGCAAGCACTCCTGTATCTGTTACCAGTTTCAGGTTCGCAAGTTGTGGCAACCAGTTATACAAAAATTCAATCAACGTATTGAGGTCGAGACGTAATGAATGCACTTCATCTACCACACCGTCATGTGTTGCCCCTCTGATCATATCCATAAGGCTCTGTGTTCCGACAACTGTTTCACTTCCGGCTTCACCACCTGCCAAGAACTGATTTGACTTAGCGTTGTAACCGAAAATAGTCGGCTGATTCATGATCATACCATCGTCCATTGCTTTCTTATACCAACTGATTCCAAAATGTGGAACAGATGGTGGTGTCAAGCTGAAAGAGCCACTGATTGAAATATGTGGTAATTTCAAATGTGGCAATGACCACGAAAAATTGAAGAAACTTTTAATTCTGTTTATAGCGTTACTTACAATGTTCTTTGCTGAATCCATGATATTAGAAAACTTATTTTTAATATTTCCAAGTATATTGGTAACTGTCGAATAGGCATTGCCAAGACCATTTGAAAATGAATTTTTGATTTCTGATATCCTGTTTGAAACTGCCTGTTTTGCTTCTGACATTTTCGACTTGAATTTATTGGCTACTGCCGACAATTTTCCACCTGTCAGATTATCAATGAATGTGTACCCAGCTGAATAATACCCTTTTACACCTTCCATTGCAGCAGCTGCAATTCCCTTGATTCCACCGCCATGTTCAGAATATGCATTTTTCATGTTTTGCAGTTTTTCAGACACCGTATCTTTTGCAGCCTGCATTATAGTACCCATCGTTCCCTTGATCTGTGAAAACTTATCTGAAACAACTTCTTTCATTGCTGAAAACTTCTCTGATGCAGCATCTTTCAAGTTTCCAAAGAACTCTTTAACAACTTCGATTTTCTCACCAATAGCTGCAACAAAATTCGCAAACGCTTCTTTGACTGATTCCCATACATTTTTGATTGAATCCCATATAGCTGTCACTGCATTACGAAAATCTTCGTTTGTATTCCAAAGGGTTACCAGTGCCACAACAAGACCTGCAATTATAGCAATCACCGCAACGATTGGATTAGCTGACATTGCAGCAAATAACCCGGTCATTGCAGTTTTCACATTGTCAATGATCTCTCCAATCTTAAAAGCGACCGCCAGTGAACCAAGCGTTGTAACAACTCCTAAAATAATCGGTGATAATGTAATGAGAATATCAATAAAACTCTGTATATCACCAATCACTTCTATTGCTTTGGTTGCAAAATCTCCAAGCCCCTCTATAAACTCTGTTACACCGTCCATTCCTTTTTCAAAGAATGTTGTAAAATCAATTTTTTGAATCCAGTCAAATACCCTTTGTAGGGCATCACCGACAGACGTTGCAAACGCATCCCAATCAACGGTTTCCATCCAGTCTGACAACTGCTGTAAAAATCCCATAACAGTAGGTGCAAGTTTTGAACCTACTTTTGTCAGGATATTTTCGAATAATGCCTGTACTGAACTCCATGAACCTGATATTGTAGTACCTGCTTCAAGTGCTGTTGTTCCGGTTATACCTAAGTTATCCTGAATCTTGTGAATAGCTTCAATCATTTGGTCAAACGTTACGTTATCCAAACTTTCAATCTTTTCACCAAGTACACCTGAATCATTTATCAATCTGATCATTTCAGACTGTGTACCACCGTAACCAAGTTTCAGGTTATCCAACATCGTGTAATTTTGCTTTGCAAAACCCTGATAAGCGTCCTGTATAGAACCTATGTCAGTACCCATCTTGTTAGCGTTATCTGACATATCTGTTATAGCAAGGTTGGTCAGTTCAACCGCTTTTGCAGTATCACCGCCAAGACCCTGAATCAGTGAAGCAGCAAATGACGTTGCTGTATTCATGTACTGATTTGAACTCATCCCGGCTGTCTTATATGCCTTTTCAGCATAGTCAATCAGTTTACCGGAACTGTCTTTGAATAGTGTTTCAACACCACCAACCAACTGTTCATATTCAGCATAGTGACCAACCGCTGATTTTGTCACATCTGCCATTTTTTCAGCTAACTGTGTACATCCTGAAATTACTTTTGTGATTGCTGTAGATGCTAAATTCGCAAGCGTGGCTTTCCATGTCGTAAATCCACTGTCTGCATTCTTGGCAGCTTGTCCGGCATCTTCTACTGAATCACCTGCACCATCTGCCTTTTTATCAACATCTTCCAGTGTTTCAGCTGTGTCCTTTGCAGACTTTGAAACCTTTTCAATGTTGTTCACTGCATCAGCGTAATTGATCGTTATTTTTCCGACCAACGAAAAAATATCCAACGATTAGCCACCCCCTTTCCTTAATCTGTTACTATGTATCATGGCAATCATTAAACTGTTGGAATTTCAGCAGCAGTCTGTTCCTGATCTACACTTACACCCATAGCGTCAGCAACATCATTTGCAAATGCAATGATTTCAGCAGCACCAAAGAATGCACGAACAATTTTAATAAATTCTGTAAATTTCATTTCTTTCAGTTCATCAACTGTTACCTTTGTACCATCATCATGCTCCGTACATCCGGCAAAGAATGAATAGATTTCATTTCTTGCTTTGGCAAGATTTCTGATCAGAACACCACAAATCTTTGTTGCCATTACAACACCGATATCTTTCAGTTCAATAGATTTTTCCTGAATCTTTTCAATCTGTTCTTTGTCGAACAGTCCAATGATTTCTTCTGAACCGATTGCACTCAATACCGCACAAAAATCAAAAACGTTGTCAGTTACTAATTCTTTAAATTTAATATTTTTCATATTTATCTAAATCCTTTCTTCTTATCGCATCATTAAAGCCGTTGTTTTTCTTAATTCAACTTTTAAGAAATCCACATAACTAAGCTGTCTGTTTAGTACCTGTTGATACTTATAAAATTCACATTCATCTGTAAGATCAACACCTGAATCTTCCAGTTTTTTGGCATTCAGTTCACTGTATAAACTGTTTACAGTTCCCTTAACCTTTGCATCTAATTTGCACATCCCCTGTGCTTCTGCAACTAAAGCTAATACCTGATTTCTCACGACACCTCTTTTATGCTCCAACTCTAAAAGTTCTGATTCGATCTCGTTGAATGCTTCATCAGTAATTGTTGTTGATGCAATTTTTTGTCGTAATTCATCAACCTCTGTTTTCAAATTTTCCTCTGTATACAAATTCTTTCACCTGCTTTCTGTTATTTATGAGAATGTAAGTGCACCATGCCACAAACCATGATCTAAATTTTTATTCTTTTCATTGTTCTTTTCAATTCGCTGTGCTTCGATCTCGTTAATACGTTCCTGTGTTTGATCATCAATAATCAGCGTTGCTTTAAGAAGTTCCAAAATGGCATCTTCCTCATATTCATCTAAGTTCTGCCAATAAATTGATTATTCCGGGGCTCTCTGAGCCACCTGTCCGGACTTTGAGAGCCACCTGTCCGGACTTTGAGAGCCACCTGTCCGGAGAATGAGAGCCATATATTCCGGTAATTCAGAGCCACCTTATTGGGCTCTATTACATATATTTCCTTTATACTGTAAAGACACACCCTTGGTGTGAATACAGATAAAGGAGGTCGTAAGTTATGACCAAATATCGTGAAATCCTACGCTTGAAAAGCTTAGGATTCAGTGAGAGGAACATCGCACAAAGTTGCGGTGTATCCAGAAACACAGTCGCCAAGGTTTTGAAAAAAGCAGCGGAAATCAATCTTTCATGGCCGCTGGATTTTGACATGACCGACAGTGCATTAGAGGAGCTGATGTTTCCTAAAGATAAGTCGGCAACGAATAAACGTATGCCAAACTTTAACTACATCCGCAAAGAACTTCTGCGGAACGGCGTAAACAAAAAGCTTCTTTGGGTAGAATACTGTGAGGAGTGCCGCATGAGCAGCGAAGAGCCTCTAATGTATTCTCAGTTCTGCTACTACATCCAGAAGGATGAAGAAAAACGCAGGGCTACCATGCATATCCCTAGAAAACCAGGTGAACAGATTGAAGTTGACTGGGCAGGTGACCCTGCTCACATCATTGATCCGGACACCGGAGAAATCACAAATGCATGGATATTTGTAGGTGTATTAACTTACAGTCAGTATGCTTTTGTAAAAGCATATATGAATGAGAAAACCGACAACTGGATCAAAGCTCATGTTCAGATGTTTGATTTCTTTGGCGGTGTCACACCTATGCTCGTTTCTGATAACTGCACAACCGCAGTGAATCATAAAAAGAGTGACTGGTACAACACTGCCTTAAACACAACTTATCATGAGATGGCAGAACATTACAATCTTGCCATCCTTCCGGCCAGAGTCCGGAAACCCAAAGATAAACCGAATGTAGAGGGATCGGTAGGAAAGATATCCACATGGATAACAGCAGCCCTTCGCAATGAACAGTTTTTCTCTCTTGCAGAATTGAATGCTTCAATCCGTGAAAAACTGGATGCCTACAACGCCCGTAAATTCCAGAAAAAGGAATGTAGCAGACTCAGTTTATTTCTTGGGGAAGAAATGCCATTACTGGCTCCGTTGCCTGCTACACCTTTTGAACTGGCTGAGTGGAAACAAGCCACCGTCCAGTTTAACTATCACATCGCAGTAGACAGAATGTTCTACTCCGTGCCTTATCAGTATATCAAAAATAAG